TAAGGACCCCCCGGATGATGAGACTTACACACTGTTAAGAGATTATCAGTGCATGAGTTTACAGCAAACGGAAAGGTTCGAGGATGTTGTCACGCCGAGGTTTCACTCGCTTAAGCGACTTGGGGGTATAGCAAACAACCCCATGAAGCAAACCGTCACTATTTATAAAGATCGACCAATATCCTTGTACATTAGCCATGAGATGGCTATTAGGATAGAGGAAGATCCAGACGTGTGGGCGACGCAAAACCAACTGACTGATGGTAATTACTCTGCCCTCGCTATGTGCGAGGCTAAGGGTGGTTACCTAGATGCACCTGCCATTGACCTAGAAGACTTAGAGGACAGAGCTGTTACTAAAGCCGCGTCCAATGTTAGCCTCAATGAGGCCTGGGCACTTGTCCAGCTAGGTGAGTCGCGCAAAACAATCCTCAGTATGATTTCCATTACTAAACGCCTTATCAAGATACTTAGAAGTATTAAGAGACTTGATTCGGAGTACCTATTGGCTTCGGCCAAGAAGTACGAGTTTAAGAACTTGATTAATCAGTTCTCAGGCAAAGAACTTGCCGACAGGTATATGGAATTGAGGTACGCGCTTCGACCCCTTATGTACGATATCCACGGCGCCGCGAAAGCATTGCAATATGATGCCGAAACAGCACCAAAAAGGAATACGTTCAGGGGCAATGAGTATTTGATTAAACGCACAGAGCAGAGCGATACGTTTGCTAATGGCGACTGGGCGGGACCAAGTATTGGAGAACCCAACAACTGGTACCGCGAGTGGTCATGTAGGCGTAAAACAAAGCGAAGTGTGGATGTACGTGCAGGTGTGCTCACCGAACTCGTGGCGACCAACAGCTTCCCAGTATGGGGGCTAATGGAGCCAATTGAGTCAGCTTGGGAATTAATCCCCTTTAGCTTTATCGTTGATTGGTTTATCAACGTCGGTGACAAAATTAGTGCTTTTACTCCGAATTTTGGTGTGAAAACACTAGCCTCTTGGAGCGTTGTGACAGAAACTGTTGTAAAAGAGTTCCAAATCACGGGATCCACTGCTTATCTTCCCCAGGCATCAGAAACAGAAGTGCCGATTTACCACGAAAATTTGTGGGGGAAAGATGGGTATTGTAGTGAAACTGTTATCACGAAAACACGGACCCCTAACCCTGGCATAAGCATCATACCAAGCTTCGAACTGAAGCTGGATTTGCTGAAGCTAACAGACCTACTCATCATTGCCAAACATTTTTATGGCAAATAAGTAGATGAGAATAAGTACCAGAAAGGACAACCATGCTAGATAACATTATAACTTTAGCAGTAGATGAACTGAACGATACAAATACAGTAAATCACGTGTTTGATCGGAACGACAAGATCAATAACAGGTCAATTTATGTTGGTGAAAACCACGAATTGACCGCACGCGACGAACTCAATTTCTATCGAACTCCTCAGAAGCTCTCCGGAAATTTCCGGGGTGTGGCGAAATCTGCGATCAAATTTACGCAAGATTTTGTCGTCGATGGCGTTGACGGCGTAAGCCAGTTGACCTCACCGATCATCTATGGAGTGACCTTTTCAGTTCCCGTGGGCGTAGCCGTAGCAGCGCAGTTAATCGCGCGGCAAAGGCTTATAGCCCTTCTCGACAATGATACAATAATGGAAGCTTTGATGAATCAGTTGCAGATATAATGTTGCAGCGCTCTGAAGTTGAACTAATCAGAGTGTGCGGTGTTGTCTGCGTGGCAGTATTGGCGGTTGTCCGGTTATCGTACCGGCTGTATCGCTTACTGCGATTCAGGAAAGCTATTAAAAACAATAATAACCATTAACAGATCATTGGGGGGATTATGAAACGTAAGACCCGAAAGAGAAAAAGTGATCGACGGTGGAAACCACCTGAGATCGGCCTGCCTGCGGATTATCCGTGGAAGGTCTTGAATAAATTAACTTTAGACCTGCAGGAGTACCTCACCGAGATGGAACGTAGTACGCTCGAACAGATCACTAGAAATAGGGATCTAGAAGGCTATTATGCTTTGTCCGAGGTGTGGGGGCTACAGAGTATTGCTTCCACGGATATCGAGCTCGATAAGATCCGAGCCAAATATCTACTCGCCAGTTTGATCAAGAAATTCCAGTTTCAGAGCAACAAAGATGAGCGTATCGAACGGGCTGTCGAAATTTTTCGCACAGCCGAGGACGATTGCAAATCTTATAACAAAACACGTTATAAAGAACTTGCTGTTCCAGAAACTGACTGGGGCGTGGAGATTTTACACCACGCTCGAGGATTTTTGAGAAAACTGCTTGGTGCCGAGTTACCCGGGCATCAAGGATTGTTAGAACGGTCTAGACATGGACCTGGCAGCACAATCGGCACCTGTAACGGCGACATTTCGCAATATCATAAATACGCGGGATGGCCTTATTCGTGCACGAAAGATGCTTTCAGGTACGCCCAGTTTGCCATTCAAACAGATCAACGTTGGCATGGAGCTTTACGTTACAATTATCGGAAACGCAAACATATGAAAATGCATGCGCCGATAGATGAAGCGGAGTTTTGGGCTGAAGTTGTAGAAGTTGTGGATGGTAACAGAATCACTTTCGTACCTAAAGACGCTCAAAAAGAGCGCACGATTGCAATTGAGCCAACCTTGAATTTGTATCTTCAATTGGGTGTCGATGGTTATATCCGCCGTCGCTTAAAGCGATGGGGGGTCGACCTAGATGACCAAACGAAGAATCAAGTCTTGGCACGCAAAGGTAGCTTACGCGATGATAGCCTATCTTTTGTAACGATAGACCTATCGGCCGCGAGTGACTCCGTAAGTACAAAATTATGCGAGTTGCTGTTACCTGCGCAATGGTATTCCTACCTTATGGATCTCAGGTCGCCATGTGGCGAAATGGGAAACGAGACAATATCTTATGATAAAATCTCTTCTATGGGGAACGGGTACACCTTTGCACTTGAGTCCGCAATATTTACAGCGTTAATAGTAGCTGTGATGAAGGCGGGAGGAGGGCGATTTTCACAAAACGAGTTCGCTGTTTTCGGTGACGATTTAATCGTCCGGAAGCGGTATTATTACCAACTTGTTGAAGCTCTCCGACTTTCAGGCTTTAAAGTTAACCTTGACAAGACCTTTTTTATTGGTCCGGTTCGGGAAAGCTGCGGCACTGATTGGCTCAATGGTAGTCCACTTCGTCCTGTATTTTTCGATAATGCTCCATCTAGTATCCAGGATCTTTTCTGCGATTACAATCGTTTGAAGAGGTTGCTAGAACTGCGGTGGGGTATTGAAGAGTCGAACGTCAAGCATCTATATGAGAAATGGATCCCAACCGAGACTAAAACTCTCGTTGGACCTTACTCAGATGAAGACTTTGACTCGTACATTCATGCCAAAACTCCCCCTCAAGGGGCGTATGAGGCGTCTATGTACGAATACTCTCGCATAGTACAAACTTCACGAGAAAAGCCAGGCACCGACTTCGAATTTCGCAAGTTGATGCATAGCTTAAAGGGCAAGACTTTCCTGTCGACCATCGATAACAATCGGTGGAGCAAGCAGGCAAGCAGTGGAAAAGGAAGTAGATTTACCGTGACGAGCAGAAACGCTCTCACGTTAGGCAAGACGTCCTCGTCCTCTGATGTTTGGAGGAATGAGTACGCTGAGATTAGTCCCGAAGTGCAACGGAAAAAGAAGCTCGTTGCGTCTAGTCGTGGTTCAGCCTTGCTCTTAGGCTGGATGCGATCGATGGCGTGATTTGCTAATTCACTGAACGCG